GTTTACTCTATATTACCACTATTGTCCTTCGTTCCTGAGTCGCGCTTGTCCACCCTTGCCTCTTTGAGCGATATGTTATTTCTTAGTCAAGCATCTATTGTGGGGCTATACTTTGGCGCTACTGCGTACATGGCGAAAGGCAGATGAGCGACGAAAATCGTGTCACGTTGCGCTGCGCACGCTGTAAGAAAAAGGGCGGAGTGATGGATTTTGTGCATCTAAAAATTAAGACTCTTTGTGGGCGTTGCTACGCACGATTGAGTGGGTGGGCTTGATGGGGATACTTGGATCACTCATAGGCCCAGCTACTCAGCTACTAGATAAAGTAATTGAGGACAAAGACCAAAAGAACGCCTTGGCGCACGAGATTGCGACTATGGCAGAGCGACATGCACAGGAGCTTGCCAAAGGTCAGTTAGAAGTCAATAAAGTTGAAGCTGCGCATCACAGTATCTTTGTATCTGGGTGGCGACCTTGTATTGGTTGGGTGTGTGCGCTGGGTCTTTTATACAATACGATTCTTTCAAACATACTGGGGATTTGGGTAGAGGTCCCAGAAATAGATACTACGCTGCTTGTCCCCGTTATGATGGGCATGTTGGGTCTTGGCGCTATGAGATCCTACGAAAAAGTGCAAGGCGTCAGTCGGGAGAAATAGATGTCAGAGCAATTAATTAACATGTTGAAGCGTCACGAAGGTGTGCGTAGTCATGTGTACCTGTGTTCCGCTGGCTACGAAACCATAGCAGTTGGCAGAAATATAGCGGAGTCGGGGCTAGGTTTATCCGAAGACGAAATAGAGTTTCTTTTAAACAATGACATCAAACGTGTGCGCGAGGAACTCGAAGACACGTATTTTTGGTTTGCAGCACTAAACGAAGCACGGCAAGACGCTATGATCGACATATGCTTCAACCTTGGCCTCACGCGGTTGCGAGGGTTCATCAAAGCTTTAGAGGCAATGTCTCGCGAGCAGTTTGATATAGCAGCGGACGAGTTCATGGACAGTCGCTGGAGCGAGCAGGTTGGTAACCGTGCAGTAGAAGTTACTGAGATGATCAGGACTGGAGAGTACCAGTAATGCCACTGCAAAAGTTCATATTTAACCCTGGGATCAATAAAGAAGGCACGGATTACACTGCCGAAGGGGGTTGGTTTGACGGCAACTTGGTGCGTTTCCGTAAGGGCTTGCCTGAGAAGATAGGCGGTTGGCAGAAATACATTCAAGCTTCGTATGAAGGCACCGGTCGGAAGTTACACGGGTGGGTTGATCTTGACGGTACAAAACTTTTGGGCCTCGGCACGCGGTTCAAGTTGTACATCCAAGAAGGTGCGAGTTACAACGACATCACACCCATACGCGAAACCACCAGTGCGGGCGACGTTACGTTCGCTGCCACCAACGGGTCTAGCACGATCACTGTCACAGACGCCGGGCACGGTGCTGTCAACGGAGACTTTGTTACATTTTCTGGGGCAGCAAGTCTAGGCGGCAACGTTACCGCAGCGGTTTTGAATCAAGAATACCAAGTTGTTACTGTCCCGACAGCCAACACGTTTACGATTGTCGCCAAAGACACCAGCGATGCAGAAGTCACTGCAAACAGTAGCGACACGGGCAACGGTGGCGGTAGCGTCGTGGGTACTTATCAAATAAATTCTGGTTTGGACGTCTTCGTTGACGGCACCGGTTGGGGCGTAGGCACATGGGGCTCTGGCACATGGGGATCGACCACCTCTTTGGGTGACGCAAACCAGCTACGTCTTTGGTCTATGGACAACTTTGGTGAAGACCTAGTCTCCAACCCCCGTGCAGGAAGTATTTATTATTGGGATAAGACCGGAGGACTTAACACTCGCGCCGTTCCTTTGACATCTTTGGCCGGGGCAAATTTGGCTCCAACAAGAGGCCTGCAAGTTCTGGTGTCTGACGTAGACAGACACGCGATTGTTTTGGGCGCGGACCCGATTAGTGGCGGCAGCCGAAGCGGTACTATTGACCCGTTACTGATTGCTTTTTCAGACCAAGAAAACATCGCCGAATGGGAGCCAAAAGCTACGAACACGGCAGGATCTTTGAGATGCTCTGCGGGCTCCGAAATTATTGGTGGTCTGCGCGCAAGACAAGAGACTTTAATTTGGACGGACGTCGCGCTTTATAGTCTCCAGTTTGTAGGGCCGCCACTCACTTTCGGTCTGAATCTGGTGAATGAAGGCATCAGCCTTATCAGTCCAAACGGCGCAGTCAACTCGCCAAGCGGCATTTTCTGGATGGATAAGAAAGGGTTCTATTTATACAACGGTGCGGTGCAACCTGTGCCCTGCAGCGTCCATTCTTATGTGTTTGACGATTTGAATGAAGGCCAAGCTTTCCAATTCTTTGGGTTCCTAAACAAACAATTTGATGAGGTCGGCTGGTTTTATTGCTCTGCCGACAGTAACTCGATAGATCGTTATGTTGTTTACAATTACGTCGAGAACCTTTGGTCTATTGGCAACTTATCTCGCACAGCGTGGCTTGACGAGGGTATCGTCGCTTTCCCACGTGCTGCTGGCGTTAATACAGACTCAAACAACTGTTTATTCCAACACGAAACGGGTAACGATGATGACGGCAGTCCGATGAGCAACGTCTTCATCGAGTCGGCAGATTTTGACCTTGGCGACGGCGAGGAGTTCCAATTTGTACGCCGTATGATCCCAGACGTGAAATTCACTGGGACCGGCGGCACCGACCAGCAAATGAACGTGGTCATGAAAACACGTAATTTTCCCGGCAGTACACTGACCACGGACCAAACAAGCAGTTTTACGGCGACGACGACAAAAGTAGACATGCGGGCTCGCGCCAGACAAGTTGCGATCCGTTTCGAGTCCGATGACGACGCCGATCTGGCAAATCGGGTCGGTCTTGGGTTCCGCCTTGGCGGGACACGTTTGGACCTGCAAACCAACGGGCGTCGATGAGTAAGTTACTTCAGGGGCGCTTGCCTTTTTCGACTGGTGAGAACGTCACAACCGGCACGTTTAACAAGGCTGTACGTTTATTGGAGATCAGTTTAGACTCTTTTGATCCAGACGCTACGCCGCAGTTTACTGCGGGACGAAGAGACGAACTGCAGTTTCAAGCAGGTGACATCATCTGGAACCTCACAGAGGGGGTGCTCCAGGTTTACACCGGTAACGTTTGGCAGAACATATCTTCTCCGTCTACGTCGGGGTTAAGCGCAACAGGTGGCATCGGAACCGTATCGGTAAGCACGAACGGCTCTGTTGTTGTAGATATCACATAAGCGTACGATCACGATATGGGACAAGCAGCATTTCAATACGACGAATTTGATGAGATTGAACCAATTGAGGTTCCTGCTGGTGGCATAGCCACTTTTTTGACCGCTACTGAAGGCTCTTGGGCCACTGATGATGACGATGACATACCTCAAGCGGGTATTGCGTCGGTCAAACGCGTGGCTGATCAACTCGCGCAGTTTGGTCGTCACGAAGATGAATACATAATCCACGCTGCGGAAGGCGAAACTGTCATTCCGATGGAAGTGTTTCGCAAAAACCCAATTCTGAAAGATCGTATTTTCCAACAAATGCGCGACATGGGCATCGAGCCTGAGCGTTATGTGGTAGGTAACG